GCGTACCAAGGCGCGGCAAGGATTTATGGCATTCGTCGATGATATAGAGCGGGCCGAGTTCATCTTTCCCGCGCCAGGAATCGCCGAAGTCTTCGACGCGGCTGAACGGGTGATACAGCTTGCCTTCGAACTGATAGTTGCCGCGAATCTCGATAAGCTTGGTAGAGCCTGGAAAAAAGTGTTCCCACATATCCAAACGGAGCGGCAAGTTAGTGATTACCTTCCTGCCCTGCTCTACTACGGCCGGAATAACATGGAATGCGACGGACTCATACGACTTACCGCCACCCGGTTGACCCAGCAAGAGATTAATCATGATTAGGAACCCCAGCGAACGAACGGGATAGTTTGCAGTAAGAAGCGGATAACAAGGCCGGCGACAATGATGCTAAGGGCCTGAGGTATACCGATATAGCCGAGCATGTTCGCAACATCTGATGGAATCATGCTGTAGTAAGTCTGCGGATTAAACGGAATAGCAATGGCATTCAAGGCGCTAATGGCGATGCCTAAACCGGCCTCAAACAGCCAGCAGACTAAATCAGTGAGGATATTCCAGATATCGACAAATATTTGCTTGACGCAAAGAAGGAGCCATTTTGCGAAGTTAACGACCTTCGCCAGGATGGCGGTAAAAAACTGAAAAATGCCAGCCATATCAACCCCCGAAAGTGACTTTACGGAACGTGAATAATGCAGTTACGAGCAGAATGATTTTCACGAAATCGAGCACGTAGCAAATAGACGAAAACTGAACAGTGCCGTAGTTCGCCCAGGACGCGATATTAAACCCAAGCCCGAACGCAGGACACGAACCTGAAAACGATGGAATGAAGCCTTGGAGGAACTGAATAAATGCAGACTGATCAATGTCCGCCCTAGCCTGCTGCCACACACCCTCTAAACCGCCAGGATACTTCTGTTCGTAGAAGCTAGGCACTTCAGGAAAGTCAGCGTCATTGAAAGTGTAGTCGATGCTTTCTTCCTCCTGAGTAGGGGTATCAGTAGGAATGCCGTCGCTTGTTTCAGTCTCAGTGACTACGCCATCAGTATTCTGAGTGGTTTTTGTAGTAGTGCTGTAGTTGTAGTGATTCGGGCCGAAGTTGTATTCGTAACGATTTTGAGTGGTCGTTGTTGTTGTAGAAGTTGTGCCATCAGGGTTGGTTTTCGTTGACGTTGTGACTTGTGCCGGGCCAGTCTGACTAGCGGGGCCTTGAAGATCGCCCCATTGGGACATTTCGTCATAGCAGCGAGCTGGGGCGTTAGAGCCCTCGCAAGATGCGCGTACCATGTCGCGGACAAAATCCGAATCGCGAGCCGCCGCCCAATCTTCCATGGTTGTCCATTGTGATGGCGAAGGGTCGAGAAGAGCGGTATTACGGCAAGTGCCGGTCGGAGAGTCAAACGATGAATTTGGCGCGCACTGAGTGCCGGAGCGAGTGGCCGTCCCAAGACTACCACCAGCTTTATTGCTTAAACATCCAAACGCATTATCGCTTACACGATTGGCCTGCATATCGGTTATACCTGGCCACTGGGACTTACAGGCAAGCAGTGGAGAGGAATATGAATATTGAGAACTGGATATATACCATCGAAAGTCAGAAGGGCCTGAGGGGGGCACCTCCTGAATAGTCGGGACCTTTATGGACCCTGCGTCGTCTATTACGCCGTCAGCAGCTGAAATAATTGCAGCTGCGGCAGCGCTGGCAACAACCCCAGGAACACCACCACGCAAGCCGCCAACAATTGATTTAGCAGCCTTCTTTGGATCTACTCTCAAAGTTGGCTTAACTGTTACTTTCTGCTTTGCACGAAGTTCATTCCCACTCTGGCCACTAGGATTGTCATTAGCGTTGAATCGACGGCCCGCCGTATGTTCGTCGACGTAATCTTGACCGAAGTAAGCAGCGTCACCGTTAGGCGTCTGGAATGAAGCGCCATTGCCGTTAATGACAGAGGCCTTAGATTGACCATGATTAACAATCTTGCGCGTTACTGCATAGCTGTCAGCGCAAAACAGCAGGATCAAGGCCGCTGCTGCATACCGATAATAAATGCCCATCCGCCTATAACCCCGCCGAGAAAGACCAGCGAATATGCCAGCATGGCTATGTCCGCTGAAGTAATTGCCAGTTGTTCCATGGATAAAAAAAGGGGCATTGCTGCCCCTTTCCTCTGTTGCGGGGGCGTTGTTAAGCCTTCTTGACGCCGCGCTTGCCCAGGTCGATGCCTTTGAAAGCCATGGCGATACCGATAATTGCAACACCAGCAGTACCGACCCAGGTGGCGACAGAACCGAAATCTACAGCGGCGAAAATTGCTTCCATGTTTTGTTACCTCTTCAAAGTTTTCGAATGACGCCAACAACGGCGCCGATTTTCCAGCCCATGGCCCAAGCTGCGACCGTGAGCATGAAAGCTGCGGTATACACGGCGATAACACCCTCTACCGTTAAAGTTGTTAGAGACTCAGGCATTTAGTCGCCCTGGTCTTCTGAGTTACACCAGCCACAAACAACGTAGCCGTCCTCGATTAGTGCAAATTCGGCTTCGTCGTCTTCAGAGTTGAAGGACTCGCCGCATTCCTGGCATTCATAGTCCATCTACGCGACCTCCTGAGGTGGTGGCAGACCGAGATATTCGGCAGCGTCGGAATAGCAGTCCGGGCAGACTGCGAAGTTTGGCGCCTTGCGCTGATCGACGAGGGCACCAGGGCGGACAACCTCACCACCAATGAGCTGGCCCATGTCATCGCCGCAGCAGTCACAGAGAACGCGGTCGAGAACGATCATGGCGGCGCCCTCCCCTTAGCTCGCGGCCTGGAGGGGCTTGGCGGCGCTGATTTGCACCGGGGCGCCGGAGCCGGAAAGCTGCCAGTTGAAGCCTTTGCCGTTCTTCCAGAGCGCCGGGAAAACCGGCACCGAAATCGGCTTGCCGGCGAGCTGGCGATAGATCTGCACAACGGCCATTTGCTTCTTGCCGATGCGGACGGCGATCACACGCTCTTCCATCTGGCCGAAGGAGTTCGGCTGCTGGGCGCGGACGAGAATCGAAGTCTCGGTGAATTGCTCGTTGTTCCAGACCCGTTGCTCTTCGTGGATACCTTCACAGAGCCCGTTAACAGTCACAGCTTCCATCGTTTTTACCTCTCGGGGTGGGCCGGCTGGCCCGGTTGGGATTTGTCGTCGCAGTGGCGGTAATCGCCATGCAGGTTATGAATACGGCGAATGCGGGCAGACGCTTCGTCAAAGCGGTCGTACTGGCCCACGCTGATGAAGTCGGCGTTACGTAACGTAAAAGCGAGTTGATCGAGTTCGCAGAGACGACCAAAGGCAAACAAGCGGGTTAAACGGCTATGGGCGTAGAGGTAGCCGTCGATATGGCCGAGGCGCTCGAAAAGGAAGGCGGAAAAGTCCATCAAGCAGCCTCCACCGAGGGTTCGACGTACCAGTCAGGGCGCTGACTGGCAAAGTCGATGGTGAGCAGCTGAAGTACCGGCACCACGTTGCGCGTGTTGTCGTAGTCCTTCAGGTTCTGGAGCATGGCCTTGGAGACGCCAGCGTCCTCAATGTCAGCAATGTGGCGATAGAAGGTCGCCTTCGACATGGAGGCCATGGTCTCCTCCCAGCCGTAGTCACGAATACTGCGGAAGGTGCGGAAAAGATTCCGAGCGTGAGAATCGCTCGACTTACCCGGGGTGAACACGCCCGGAATAATCGCGCCAGTGGCATGGTCGGCACGGGCCTTAGTCCACTTGCCCTTCCCTACTTTGGTGTGTTTCTCGATCAGTGCGGCCAGCACTTTTTCATCATCAATACGTTTCATCGTCATACCCTCAAAGGCCGCGAACAGTTCCGCAGTTACAGCGCTCCAGCACTCCTGAATCAAACAACGGCCCTCTTCTTCAAGGGCCTCTTGGTAGTCACACAGCGCCCACAGATTCGTCGGAATTTCCCGGCGCTCCATCCAGCGATGCATCACAGTGGCTTCCATCCGCAGCAGCAGACTGGCGAACTCCTGAAGGCGCGGGTCTTGCAGCACCTTCAGCGTCCGCGAGGCAGATAGCACGGTCATGGGCATACGTGCCTCACGGCGGCGAAGCTTGAATTCGCGGACGTGGGCGTTATCGAGGTCTTGCCGGCGTTCTGGATCGACGGAGGCGCCACGGGCAGCCTTCAAAACCTTATCCAGCTCAAGGCGGAATTCGGGGCCCTTGAGATAGGCCTTGATCTTGCGCAGACGGGATTCCTTCGAACCCCAATAGGCCGTGGTCTGGTAGTCGTCACCACGGTTGCGGGTCTGGCCGTTGCTGACGCCGCGCATGAACTGGATTACCTGCAACGCGGTCTGTTCGTTGGGCATACGCGCCGAATAGGTGCAGTCCAGGGCGTAGGCCTCGATAGACGCCAGATCGAGCCGAGCCCACAGAAGCGGATAGGAGCCGGCCAGCCACTTAAGCATTACTTCGGCACCGAGGCGGATAGAAGTAGGGCCGAACACGTTGTGCCCCTGGAGCAGCTTGGCCGGCGATGCCTTCAGTTCGACACCGGGCATCAAGCGCTTACCTAGACTCTGGTGGAACACCTTGAACGCCATTGGCGTGTAGCTGGACGGCAGCGATTCCCAAGCATGGGACAGGTCTTCGCAGTCGAAGCCGCCATCGTCGCGGCGGGTGACACCACCGGCCGCACGCATAGACACCCCCAACGATTCAAGGTCCACAACCTTGAACGGGTGATCGACGCTGCCAAGTTGGATCGTGGCATCGTCGAGGAAGGGAATGAACATGTGGATTCGGTCGAGCATCGGATGCATGCACACACATAACATTTCGGGCAAATGTAGACGTGCACATGCACACACGTCAACACTAATAATCTGCACACATGCATATTGAGAGGGTGCAACCCATGAGAAGAGACATGCCGACCAACATCCGATTGACTCAGTCAGAGCAGGAAGCCCTGCGAAAAAAAGCCGTTGAGATCAACAAGGAACTGGTCAAGAGAGGCATGCAACCAATGAAGGATTCAGAGCTGGTGCATGCCTTCCTGGAGAAGGTAATAACCTCATTAGAAGTAGGGGCTTCTGGTGCAATTGTGCAGCGCATCGATTGATCAAAAAACGAGCGGAAATTCTCATAATGAGACAAGAGTCCACCATTAGAGATGGTGGACCCTGGCCGCTGCGCGACCAGGGACAAGGCAGCCCCTTACGGGGACCACTGCACCTTCGCTGCCGCGCATTCGCGCTCTGCTTGGTAGGGGTTCCCCCTCGCGCTTCGCGCTACCCCAACCGTGAAACGTTGATCGTTCTCCGCAGCTAGAAGCCCCGCTCCGCGAACATTCGTTCGCTACTCGGCCAGGGGCTTGCCCCTGCGCCCTTCGGGCTACCCCCCTACGACCTTACGGAAATTGCCTCCGGGACCCACCACCGAATAAACCTGACGTGCAACTACCGTTGCGGAAAAGCGGGCGAACAGTGAGGGGGTAAGGGTCAGAACCGGATTTCGGCATTGTCTAAGGCGGCGCTAATGACTTCGCGGGCATGGTCGAATTGGTCCCTGCAACCGTGCCAAAAAGCACACAGAAGCCAGTGGGCCTTTTGGGAAGCAAGATAGAGATCATCAGGGTTTCGGCAGTCCTCGATCTGGTCGCAGAAGGCGCGGATTCGGTCAAGATTTAGGGGCTTATCGGCAAACGAATAAAGTTCTTCTGGGTTCATGGCTTAGGCATCCTTCTCGAATAAATCGCGCTGGTTGATGGTTTCAAGAAAGTGGCCGCAAGCGTGTCGAGCACTGGCTAGAACATCGTGAAGATGGTCGATTCGCTCCTGAAGCTGGGCGCACTCAAAGGAAAGACGTGTGTTCTCCTCGGCCATCTCAACGAACTTAGAGGCGGCGAAGAAAACAGCCTTAGAGCCGGTCGCTTGGCCTGTAGCGTGCTTAAGGTCATCGACCAGGGAGTCGGGGAAGTCAGTAATTTTTACCAGCATATCGGTACCTTTTCTGTTGTCCTGGTCGGCGACCAGGTAGAGAAAACAGTACCATAATCGCAGAAGGCGTCAACTGTTTTGGTACCTTTTTTGGGTGATCGATGACAACCAGGAAGACCGAAACGGTACCTACTAAAGATCGAGGGCACGCCGGGCGATTGCCTGGAGTTCAGAAACCAACTGATCGAGCTGGGCGGACTCGTTGTCGAGCTGCTGCACGCGAGAAGTCAGACGGCGGATATCCGCGACGCAATTGGGGTACTGCTCCAGGATGTAGCAAACCGCATCGAGCGGGTGCCGGGTCGGGGCGTAGAGCTGGGCGGATTCGACCAGGTGGGCGGGAATTTCGAGAGGGATAGGCCGTCGCATAATCGGCCCTATGTTAACCGACGCCCGGAGCTACGCGGATTTTCCGGACGCCGCTCAACATAAGGCCGGCCATTATGCGAAGCATATGATGAGAAGCCCCGCGGCAATGGCTGCGAGAATCGCCAGGAGCGCGGGCGCGGTCATCAGGTCTGGCGGGCCTACTCGCTGAGCGCGAACAGGCTGGGGTTGAAGATCGCCCGATTGTTGCTGCTGGCGTTGCTGGCGGCGCTCCTCGCGGTACCAGTCGCGGTCATACATGCCCATGAAAGCCTCCAGTCGTCTAAGCGGGTCCCTCCCGCAAGCGGGAGCCCTCCCGCTTAGCCGCCAGTCTGCTTATCAGGGGTTTTGCCTGCAAGTGAAACCTGAGGAAGTCCGGAGACAACGTAGCCAACATCGAAGCCCTTGAACTCCAGGCTGATGACGGTCAGCGAGTGGTAGACGATGGTATAGCCGGCTTCCTCAAGATCACGGAACCCTACCTGGCGAATCGGCTGGCCATTCTGGCTAATCGTCACATAGCCGTTGAGATATTCGCTCGGATGATCGGCGCCCTTGAGTGTGCGCTTGCCGCGCTGGAGTGCCGCCAGGTGCATCGTATAGCCCTGATATGGGTGAATCAGCTGATCAGGCCCGCGAGGCTGCGCAACGTCGACAGGAGGCGTTTCAGGCTCGATTTCGACGTACTCCGTAACCACGGGCGGAGCCTGTGGCGGTTGATGAGGCTTCTTGCCGTCGCGGGTGAGCTGGTACGTAACCAGGAAGACGAAAACGACCGCGCAAAGCGCAGCGCCCTTGAACGGCCAACGCTTCCAGAGCGGCACGATGTCGTTGGCCATGGCTTCCAGGACTGCGCCGTTGCTCTTGGTGTGCGACCTGTAGAGCGGAAAATACTTGCTCTCATATTCGCGAACCTGAGTGTTGACGACTTCGCCGCGAAGTCCGTCCTGAACTTTCCGAATGTACTTTTCATTACTGCCGAAAGCAGTTGCTTTTTTGCAGCGGTAAACGACTTGCACCGCGTCGCGAATTGCCTGATTGATCTTGCCGTATGACTGAGTAATCAACAGCACGTCCGCGCCTTCGTGGCGATGTTCGGCAAACCACTCTTCAACGCTTACCGGCGTACCAAGGCGCGGCAAGGATTTATGGCATTCGTCGATGATATAGAGCGGGCCGAGTTCATCTTTCCCGCGCCAGGAATCGCCGAAGTCTTCGACGCG